AGCCGTATGTTCCATATCGCTATGGTTTCCATCAGCATATGTTGATACACAATGTACCATCATCAATGCAGTCGGTGACATTTCACAATGCCCTGCCATTGCCACGATAGAAGCGGCACTACAGGCTTCTCCGGTAATATAAATTTTTACTCTGTCCTTATAATTTCGCAGAAGAGTATAAATCTCAGAACCAACATCAATAACTCCACCAGGAGAATTAACATAAACCTCAATTTCATCCCCATCCTGTAATGCATCCAGCACCTGCTGTACATCGTTGGGACATGTTGCGTCTTCCTTAAACCAGTCATAATACCATTTATAATCATTGGGTATCAGCACACCCCGAATATTGATTTTGTGCTTCATGTTTTCCCCTTTCTGTCGCTTCAAGTAGCTGATCTACCATCCCCGCTATCACAACACAATTCTCACTGCTCATTTTTCCAAGCATATTCTTTATTAGATTAACCACTTCTGTGTCCAAACGCCTGATCGGATTATCTCCTCCCTCAATTGGAGCCATATTTAAGGTTGCCCTCCACTCATTTGGTGTCATTGCCCCTCTGTCCACCATAGCTTGTAATGCCAATTTAGAGCTAAGGCTTGCACATTGGAGATTACTTGCCTCAAATACAATCTGGTTTCCGCAACCTCGCTCCCGCCTAGTAAATATTTTTACAGAATAAGAATCCCCCATCTGTATAGCTACTGGTTCCACTTCCGCCTCGTAATAAGCATTCCATTCATCCTCCGTCCATTTGGACTGGACAATTTTTTCATTTGTATTAAAAAAAGAGTAAATTCTGTTAATCGTTTCTTTTGTCTGCAGCGCATTGGGTACATAATCCCTTGGCTCTATTCTTGTAGCTGTTGCCTTTGAATCTACACCCGCCGCCCCAAAGGTATCACTTTCCACAGAAAGATAATTGTCCACGAATTCTTTTACATTCTTCTTAATGTCCTCAGGACGTAAGGAATTTGTAAATGTCAATAACCACCTTATAATCCCGCTGTTTTTAATAGCCTTAATGATTCCCTGGTCAATTGTACCAATAACTTCCATCATGGAGGCCAGTGCTGGTGCCGGACTCTCCCCGAAAATATCATGCTCATTAAAATCTTGCCGCAAATGAATGATCTGGCTATAAGGAAAAGTACCAGATTTGCCATTTCGGTATTGAAATTTGAGGTATAGTTCATCATTTATGTATTGCGTCTCACACTGGATACAGGGAATTGGATATAGCTGTATGGGCTTATCATATATATCCCTCACTATTAGGATAAATGCATTATTATTAAGGCATAATTGATTTGCAACTTTCTCCTGAAACTGCTGCCCTGTCATATAAGGATTTGGCTCTGATAAGAGAAACCTGATATTTGCATCTGGATTCACTTTCAACATACCTGTGTCTACCCGGATATGCTTTCCTACCAACTTTCCGACTGCCTTAACTTTGGGACGGATGCAGGATCTTACGATATCGCTGTCATACAATCTGCCATTCCACGAATAAAAATATTCCCCCCATGAAGTGACCATCTTCATCACATTCTTATTTGCCTTTTCATTCATTTTGGCATCTTTCTTTTTGAAAAATCTCAATTCAGGTCACCCCCTACGCAACTATACTTAAATATTCCTCTAAATTATTCTCCAGCTCTACATATGCATCCAGCAGGCTTGCTGTACCATCAATACGCCTAGTTGCTCCTTGATTCCCTTTAGCGGGCTGAATATTATCATTCCTATCAACATCTACAGAAGTATTACACAGACACCACTTTAGAATTGGATTATTGTTATAAATGATCTTTTTCTTTTCCAGATCAGCCCCCAGCGCTTTCATTGGCCCTGACAGTGTTTTCTTTCCCTGGAAAACTAAATCTATTACAGACGGACCGAATGTATTTCGCATTTCCTCTACAAAATAGGTTGCGCTCCATCCATCTACACCACATTTCAACAGGTAAATATCATCCTGCTGCTGCACTTCGCTGTACCATTCCACAACATACTTATAATGCATCCGGTTTCCTGGACATGTCCTAAGGTACCCCTTCTGTTTCCATATGTCGTAGGGAATTTTATCTTCCTTGACCCTCTTTTCAAGTAAATCTTCCGGTATCCAGTACATCTGTTTTACATAAATATTTTCATCATTTGGAATCATAAAAATAATAGTTGCACATGTTAAATCAGTAGTACTTGATAAATCACATCCGCCAATTCCATATCTGGGTTTTAGTTTAGTGATGTCATATAGTTCCTGATTATCTATCTGCTCAAATGTAAGCCATGCTTCCGTAGATGTTTCGCGGATGTTAAATTCTTTACATACTAAATTTTTTACAAGTGCTGGATTTTCCATTGCCTTGCGCACTTTTTCCGCAAGGGTTTCCAGCTTCTTTATTGTCCCTAATCCAGGATTAGCCTTTTTCCAACACTTTGGTTCTATCCATTCTTCCCTTTTATCAAGTTCTTAAATAAAGGGAAAAAAATGAATATCTTTGTATCCATTATCATCAAATAATCCATTTATTACCCTTTCCGCTTCCTCATATTTTTGATCATAGATGTCTTCACGGATAGTTCCGGCAGTGGATGTAATATAAATCAGCGGCTGTTCCCTTGCAATTACCCCATCTGCGATAATATCATACAACCTGCGCCCATCCTTCCACTGGTGGATTTCATCCATCAGCCCACAATGGATATTTAACCCATCCAACGTATCACTGTCAGAGGCCAGGGGCTTAAATATTCCATCATTGAAAAGTTCACTTGAAAGTTCAGACACAAGGGTTTTTATCCTTCTCCGCAGCACTTCTGACTTTCTGACCATCCGTTTTGATTCTGTCCAGATAATTTTTGCCTGATCCTTCTTAGTTGCCACCGCATACACTTCCGGCCCTGGCTCTCCATCCCCCACAAGCATATACAGTCCAACAATTGATGCCATTAAAGATTTTCCATTTTTCTTTCCAACAATCAATACGGCTTCCCGGCACATGCGGTTTCCATTTATATCCACAAATCCAAATATAGATGCAAGATGCGCTTTTTCCCAAAGTTCAAGCCGCACCGGCCTGCCAGCACCAGCACCTTTTGACAGCCTGCAGTAATTTTCAGCAAATTCGAGCACATGGTTAGCCCTTTTAACCGAATAAAAATACTCATCTGGATGTTCCACCAAATAAGCAAGATATCTATACCAGCGATATATTTTATCGCTGACTATTTCCCTTCCGTCCTTAATTTCATTCCAATACTCCAACACAGGATTGTATTCCAAAGGGTAGTCAACCTTTTTCATATGTCTCCCCTCTCATTTACAAAACTGTCAAAATCATCTTTCGGTGCTGTGTTTATCTTTTCTGTTTTTGGCATACAGTCTATTAGAATTTTCATAGCTTGTGTCAGTTTTTGTGACAACTGGATGTATAACTGCGACTCTGGACTTTGTTTAGTTCCATACTGGTGCTCCCCGTTTTTATAAGTAACAGTCGTACCTTCCCTTATGATTGTTTCCCTTAAGTCCTGCATAGTGACTGTCATAAAAGCAACATCTGCTATCGTGGTAAAAACCAGCTTTTTCTTTTTCGCATCAATTTCCTTGAAAAGACCCTTTAATCTTGTTTCCTCTTTCTTAATCCGCTTAGATTTCTCTAAATAATTTGCGGCACTGTCAACTTTCTCTTCCCTCTCGATTTCTTTCTGCACATCGTCATAATCCACCATATACCACACCCCCTATACGCGCGACCCGTGTATTACGCAAAAGCCCGCCAACGGTCCCGGAGAATGACAGGCAGAATTATTTTATGGGGGGACCTCATATCCGTCCCGCGAGTCAATCTCTCTTAACGATATTGGCTGTCCATCAGCGTCGAACAAACACAACGGCCTCTCCCCTTTGTTCAGCCCATGCCCATCAAACTGATCATGACATTCTTTACACACATACTTTAAATTATTATGATTTAGGCTTATGTCTGAATCTGTTATATTTCCTTGTGTAAGAATCATCTTATGATGCACAATATATCCTGGCTTTTTATGACATTCTTCACATAAACCACCATCTACATTAATTCTTTCTTGTATGTATGAATTCCTACATTTAATCCAACTACTTGATTTATAAAATTGTTGTGCCCATTTCTGTGCCATCCGTGTCGCCTTTTATTCCTAAAAATATTTTATTCAAACACAAAAGCATCCAATCGCCGTAGTGACTGGATGCTTACTAAATATTTTGGCAGGTTTCCTTCTGGAATCCCTAGTTTCAATTGTACCATGTAATTTTATTTTTTTTATTCCATTTTAATAAAATCATTGATTTTTTTACTTATACTGCTCTGTGAAAGATACACATCTTTTGAAACTTGTTCTTGTGTCTTGCCCTCAATAAAACTTTTTCGAAATATCCGCCTAGTCAAACTATCTGGAATACTTTCAATAAAATCCTCTACTTCCTGGCATTCCTCTTTTAAGGTACTAATCCTGTTCTTATATCTGCTTTCTGTTCTACAAACCTTATCCCAATTCACGCCCACCACCGCCTGTGGCACAGGATAGCCGCGGCGGTAATCCAATATTGTATCATTATCAAACATGATATCTCCATCACCAATATGTAAAAGCGCATTATAAAGCTCTGCTATCTCTGCTTTTTTACTCCGGTAACTTTCCAACGATTCCTTTGTCATACTCGTCCCCCGTTACAATAATCTTGTTTATGCCGCATATAATGCCTGATATTCAATGTCCTTCATA